CGGCGACGCGGGACTGGTTCGAGGTGTGGCGGCGATCGCCGCAGGCCTCCCAGTTCGTGGAGACGGATTGGAGCGCGTTGCGGCGCTGCGCGCTGCTGCTGGAGGTGTTCTTCGCCGATCCGTCGGCGGCGTTGGCGGCTGAGATTCGGCAGATCGAGGCGAAGCTGGGCGCGACGGTGGATGATCGGATGCGGCTGCGGTTGCGGGTCCATTCCAGGCCGGCGGTGGCCGAGTCGGCTGAGGCTGAGCCGGAGGGGCGGCCGCGGTTGTCGGTGGCGCCGGATCCGCGGCGGGCGGTGTCGGCATAGGCGCGTTCGAGAAGCTGTGTGGCGAGGCGGTGATCGCTCGGTGTCGGGTGGTGTTGGCGATCGAGGCGTCGCCGGATCCGGGGAAGCGGGCGTCGCGGTTGTCTGAGGTGGCGTTGCTGGATCGGGATCGGAATGTGCTGCGTCGGGTCGTGCTGGTGCGGGGTGACCGGTTGGATCGGGCGGCTGGTGTGTTGTTGGAGGCGTTGGCGGCGCATCGGGGGGCTCGGTAGTGGCGACGGCCGCGGCGGTGCGGAAGCGTCGCGCGAAGGCGCCGGCGGACCTGGCGCAGCGTTCGCTGGTCGTGCCCGAGTTGGACACGGAGCCGTGGCCGTCGCTGGGCGGCCAGGTGTGCGCGTTCATCGAGGGGCTCCTGGTGCATGGGCCGGGGGATGTGCTGGGCGATCCGATCCGGTTGATGGATGAGATGCGCCTGGCGATCTGGCGGATGTACGAGGTGTATCCGCAGGGTCACGAGTTGGCTGGGCGGCGCCGGTTCAAGCGCGCTGCGATCTCGCGCTGCAAGGGGTGGGCGAAGACGGAGCTTTTGGCGTGGCTGGGCATCGTGGAGCTCGACCCGGAGGGTCCGGTGCGCTGCGACGGGTTCGATTCGCGGGGTGAGCCGGTCGGCCGCGGGATCCGCGACCCGTTCATCCCGATGGTCGCGACGACGGAGGAGCAGTCAGACGATCTGGCGTTCGGCGCGGCTCGGGAGATCCTGATGCGCTGCGATCTGGGCAACCAGTACGACGTCGGTGTGGAGATGATCACGCCGAAGGACGCGCCTGGCAAGATGGCGAGCTACTCGACCGCTCCGCTCGCCCGGGACGGTGCGCGCACGACGTTCCAGGGGTTCGATGAGACGCACGGCTTGATCCGCGAGTCTCAGCGCCGCGGCCACGCCACGATGCTTCGCAACATCGGGAAGCGCAAGGCTGCGGACGGCTGGTCGCTGGAGACGACGACGATGTACTCGCCGGGTGAAGGGTCGGTCGCCGAGGCGACGCACAACTACGCGCTGGACATCGCTCGCGGCCTGATCACCGACCCGCGGCTGTACTTCGATCACCGCCAGGCGGGCGGCGTGTGGGATCTCTCGTCGCGCTCGCAGCTGCGCAAGGCGGTTGAGGAGGCGTGCGGCGACGCCGACTACATCGACGTCGACTCGATCGTGTCGGCCTACTACGACCCGACCACGAATCGGGATGAGCACGCCCGCTACCACCTGAATCAGCGTCGCCGCGGCGGCGGGCGGTGGTTGAACCCGGACGCATATGAGCCGTTGGCGGCTCCTCGGCGCCGGCCGAAGCGCGGAGCGGGCGTCCGGGTCGTGCTGTTCTTCGACGGGTCGTACAAGCGCGACTCGACTGCGCTGGTCGGGGTGACGGTGGCTGAGCGGCCGCACGTGTGGGTCGAGGCGGTGTGGGAGAAGCCTCGGAGCCTCGGCCCGGTCGAGTGGCGCGTGAGTCGCGGCGCGGTCGATGCGGCGCTGGAGCGCGCGTTCGCTGACTATCAGGTCGCCGAGCTCGCGTGTGACCCGCACGGGTGGCATCACGAGCTCGAGGAGTGGCAGCAGCGGTGGGGCGACGTCGTGGTCGAGTTCGACACGGGCCAGCCGGCGCGGATGGGCCCGGCCGCGGACACGTTCATGCAGGCGCTGAAGGATCAGGCGTTCACGCATGACGGGTCGGAGCCGTTGATGCGCCACTTCGGCAACTGCTTCCAGGAGAACAGGCGCGGCTACCAGGTGCCGGTGAAGCAGAACCCGGACTCGCCCGACAAGATCGACCTGGCCGTCGGCGCAGTCGGCGGCCTGGCGCGAGCGTTGTGGCACCACCTGAACCCGCCCGTCGTCCAGTCATGGGGCCTGGCATGAACGCGCTGCTCGCTGGGATCTCGCGGGTGCGGCAGATGGTATTCCGCCGCGTCTCATCGACCTACTGGTCGCTGTGGCGTGCGCCGGTGCCCTGGTACAACCGGCTGCGGCAGGTCAAGGACTCGAGCGTCGTCGCGGTCACCGTCATGTGGTGCGCCCGGAACTTCCCGGAGGCGCCGCCAGCGTTATGGCAGGTCCGAGCTGAGGATGGCCAACTCGAGCCGGTACGTGACCATCCGATGCTGCGCCTCTTGAAGAAGCCGAACAGCCACTACAGCGGGACGCTCTTGTGGATGGCGACCGTGACCGACTGGAAGATGAGCGGCAACGCGTACTGGCTGAAGATCCGAAACCAGATCGGCGCCGTCGTCGAGCTGTGGTGGATCCCGAGCTGGATGGTCGAGCCGGTCGGCGACCCCGACGACGACTCGGTGTTCATCGCCGCCTACATCTACACGCCGACGGACGTGCCGCTTCGGATCGACCCGGCCGACATCGTGCACTTCCGTTTCGGCCTGGACGATGAGAATCCGCGGAAGGGCTGCTCGCCGCTTCGGTCGGTGCTGCGTGAGGTGTTCACCGACGATGAGGCGGCGCGGTTCACAGCGACGATCCTGGTCAACGGCGGCGTCCCGGGAGTGATCGTGTCGCCCGACCCGGCTGTGAAGGTCTCCGACGACGATATCCAGAAGGCGAAGCGGGACATCGATGAGCAGTTCACCGGGCCGCGCCGCGGCGCGCCGATGGTGATGAAGGGCGCGACGAAGGTCAACCAGTTCGGCTTCTCGCCGCAGCAGCTGGTCTTGACCGAGCTGCGCAGGGTGCCGGAGGAGCGCGTCACGTCGGCGATCGGCGTGCCGGCGATCGTCGTCGGTCTCGGCGCTGGCTTGCAGCATTCGACGTTCACGAACATGGGCGAGGCGCAGGCCTACGCCTACTCGAACGGGCTGATCCCCGACCAGCGGCTGATCGCCGACGCGGTGCAGTGGCAGCTCCTGACCGACTTCATGTCGGAGGACGACGTGTGGGCGCACGAGTTCGGCTTCGACCTGACTCGGGTCAGGGCGTTGCAGGAGGACGCGCTGAAGCTCGCGCAGCGGTGGAACTCGATGGTGCTCGGAGGGTGGACCGTCGTCGCTGAGGCGCGCCGCGCGATGGGCCTCGAGGTCGTCGATGACCGCGACACGGTGTACCTGCGCCCGATGAACTACACGCAGGTCAACGCTCAGGGCCTGGACGCGGGCAAGACGATCACGCTGCGGTCGCAGACGCCGGTCGACCCGGCCGAGGCCGGCGCGCCGCCATCAGACCGCAACGCACCGCCAGCGCCGCAGACCGCGCCGGCGAACCCTAACGACCCAGGCCAGAACGGCGCGAATGGGCATGGCGATGATCGGCTCGTCGCGGCCCTCATCGGAGCGGGAGGAGACCAGGATGAGTGATCGGCGCTACCAGAACATCACCCGCGCGGTGCTGGAGACGCCGTGGGCGATCCGGCCAGGCATGCTGGCGGTCATCGTAGAGGTGCTGTCGCTGCGCCTCGAAGGCCACCAGCTATCCGATGAGGAGATCCAGGCCCGGGTCGGTGGGAAGCCGAGCCGGCAGGACACGCAGATCATCGGGCAGACCGCGATCATCCCGATCTACGGCACGCTGATCCCGCGCGCCGACTCGATGACGCAGATGTCGGGCGGCACGCCCGTCGATCGCCTGCAGGGCGCCTTGCAGGACGCCGTGAGGAGCGCGGACGTGTCGAACATCCTGCTCGACATCTCAAGCCCGGGCGGCGCGACCGACCTGATCCCCGAGTTCGCCCAGCAGATCCGAGACGCGCGCCGCGTAAAGCCCGTCGTCGCGTCGGCGAACACGCAGGCCGCGAGCGCCGCCTACTGGCTCGGGTCGCAGGCGAGCGAGTTCGTGGCGTCGCCGAGCGCCGGCGTCGGGTCGATCGGCGTGTTCGCAGCGCACGAGGACCTGTCGAAGCAGCTCGAGGCCGATGGTGTGAGCACGACCGTGATCACGGCTGGGAAGTACAAGGCTGAGACGGGCCCGTGGGCTCCGCTCACCGATGAGGCGCGCGCGCACATCCAGGAGCGCGTCGATGACATGTACCAGATGTTCACCGGCGACGTCGCCAAGGGCCGAAAGACGACGGTGGACGCTGTCCGCGGCGGCTTCGGTGAGGGGCGGATGCTGAACGCGAAGGCCGCGCTGAAAGAGGGCATGATCGACGCGATCGAGCCGATCACCGCTACCATCGGCCGGCTCGCCGATGCGGGCGGTCAGAAGGTCGCGCAGGTCGCGTTCTCGGACGTGCCGGCGCTCGCCGCCGCCGATCCGGGGTTGGAGGCGAACGCGATCCGGCCGCACTCGACTGCGACGACCGACGTGCCGTGGGACGGGCCGCAGCAGAAAGCGAACCTGTCGAACGATCGGCCCGAGACCTACCGCCTGGCCTACGCCTGGTACGACGAGAACGGCAAAGACGCGGACGGCGACGGCTACCCCGACGCCAAGGACGACTACAAGTTCATCCACCACCAGGTCTCCACCAGCGGCGACGTCGGCGCCGCCAACGTGAACGGGTGCAGCCAGGGAATCGCCGTCCTCAACGGCGGCCGGACAGGCACGACGATCCCCGACAAGGACCGCCAAGGCGTCTACGACCACCTCGCGAAACACCTATCCGACGCGGGGAAGAAACCACCGCCGCTGCAATCACACGAAGCCACCCCAGGGCCCGCACATGCGGGCCTTACTTTTGCCGCCAGGCTCCGCGAAACGCGTGAACGAGTCGAGGATGATCTGGCAACGGTACGCAGCCTCGCTGACGTATCCCAGCGGGACCGCCTGACAGGCCCCAAGCGTGAGCAGCTTGAGGCCATCGCCGACACCCTCGGTGCCTTCGGCAAGGCGCACAGCGACATCGTCGCGCTGCTCGCCCAAACCACACCCGCCCCGGATGTGGCCGAAGTCGATCGCGAAGCATGGGAGCTCTATCGAGCCCGCGCGCTTCGCCTCTCAGGAGGGAGCACGTAGATGGACATCCAGACTGCCAGCGCCGCTGACCTGCGCGGCCGGCTGACCGAGATCAACCGCCAGCAGCACCAGGCGTTTCAGGAGGCCGGCGAGAACATGGACTTCTCGAAGGTCACCTGCCTCGGCGGTGCCGACGCGGCGGACAACAAGGCGAAGCTCCGCGCGCTCGAGGCCGAGGCGTCGGAGATCGGTGAGCGCCTCGGCGAGCTCGGCGAGTTCGCGAAGATCCGCGACCGCGGCGCCGAGCAGAACCGCGCGCAGCCGCACCCTGGCCACGGCAACGGCGACGGGCCCGACAAGCGCGCCGCGCGTCAGATCACGCCCGGCCAGGCGTTCGTGAACAACGAGACGGTGAAGCGGTTCAACCCGGGTGAGGCCGGGAGCTTCGCCGGCGTCACGATCCCCGGCCTGACGTTCCAGGCCACCACGTTCGACACGGCCGGGTCGGCGCTGACCGAGTACGACCGGCCGCCAGGCATCGTCCTGGTCGGGCAGATGCGGCTCACGGTCGCGCAGCTGCTCGCGCAGGGCCAGACGCAGATGAACACCATCCGGTACGTCCAGGAGACGTCGTACACCAACGCAGCGACGGCCGTGTCGGAAGGCGCGACGAAGCCCGAGGCTGCGTGGGCGACCGGCGAGGTCGACGCGCCGGTGCGGAAGATCGCCGTCACGTCGAAGGTCACCGACGAGCTGTTCGGCGACTTCCCCGCGATGGCGTCGTACATCGACCAGCGGATGCGGTTCATGGTCGCTCAGACCGAGGAGTCGGAGCTGCTGACCGGTTCGGGCACCGCGCCGCACCTGAAGGGCATCCTGAACGTGTCTGGCATCCAGACGCAGGCGCTCGGCGCTGACACGCGGCCGGACGCCGTGTTCAAGGGGCTGATGAAGGTGCTGTACACCGGGTTCTTCGACCCGGACGGGATCGTTCTGAACCCGACCGACTGGCAGTCGGTTCGGCTGCTGAAGGACGCTCAGGGCGACTACATCCTGGGCTCGCCCGGGATCACGGGTGTCCCGCAGCTGTGGGGCTACCCGGTCGTCGTGACGACTGCGATCACGCAGGGCACCGGCCTGGTCGGCGCGTTCAAGCTCGGTGCGCAGATCTTCTACCGCGACGGTCTGCGAGTGGAGAGCACAAACAGCAACGAGGACGACTTCAAGACCAACAAGATCGCCATCCGGGCCGAGCAGCGCGAAGCGCTTGCAGTCTATCGCCCCAAGGCGTTCTGCACGGTCACCGGACTGTGATGGACGGACTGCTAACGAAGGGAGCACAGCATGGCTGGTGAAAACACCGCCTCCCGTCGCGTCGCCCGAGTGGTGTACGACTTCGCAGTCGACGGCGGCGCGGTCGGCAACATCACGCTGCGGGGAGACAGCGTCCCGCAGTCCGCGATCATCACGGACGTCCTGGTGCGCGTCCTGACGGTCCCGACCAGCGGCGGTGGCGCGACGATCGCGCTGTCGTCGGAGGGCGCGGGTGACCTGCAGGCGGCCGCTGCGATCTCGGGCGCTCCGTGGTCGACGACGGGCCCGAAGCGGTGCACGTTGAACGCGACCGGCACGCCGATCCTGACCACGGCGCAGCGGTCGATCGTCGCGGTCGTGGCCACGGCAGCACTGACGGCGGGCAAGTTCGTCGCGTACGTCAGCTACCTGGTCGAGCCGACCGCTTAAACAGGAGAGGAGGAGAGCATGGCTGAGTTGAAGGTCGACGAGGTCGAGGCGATGAGCCGCGTGATCGCTCGCGATCGGATGTACCTGGACGGCAGCGGCGAGAAGCTCGTCGCGGAGGGGAGCACAGCGGCTGCGGAGCTGTTCGCTGTGCCTGGGGATGAGATCAGCCGGGAGGATGCCGTCCGGTATGGCCTCGTGAAGCCGACCGCGGAGGAGAAGAAGGCCGCCGCGGCGGCTGCCAAGAAGGCCGACGCCGAGGAGGGCGACGGCGAGTAGCACCCGCCGGGAGCGGGCCAGCGCCACAGCGATGGCGCTGGCCCGCTTCGGCATGCAACGATGACCGCGACGCCAGCCCCATACGTCGATGCGCCCGCTGCAACGCCGGCGCTGCGTACCCTCGGCCCGGGTGCCACTGAGGCGGCGCAGGGCAGCGCGCTCGCGGCTGAGATCGCGCGGGCGATCGCCGCCGAGGCGGTTCTGACCGCGAAGGTGCCGCCGACGCCGACTGCGAGCCAGAAGTGGCTGCAGGACGCGACCGGTGGTCTCGCGTGGAATGCGCCGAAGATCACGGATCTGGCGCAGAGCGGCGCGACCGATAAGCAGGTCGTGCGGTGGGACGCGACGGGCGGCACGTGGGTCGCGCGGCTGCTCGATGACACGAGTTTCCTCTCGGCGAACAAGGACGGTGCGGCCGGGACACCGTCGTTGCGGACGATCGGCACCGGCGCGCAGCAGGCAGCCGCCGGAAACGACGCGCGGCTCCTGCGATCTCTGATCGCGCAGTCCTACGGCGCAGTCGCTGATCTGGTCACGCTCCAAGACGGAGTGATGAACGGGTCGACCGGCGTCCTGACCAGCGCGTCGGCGAACTTCCAGCCGGGCGACGTGAACAAGCCGATCGTCGTGCAGGGCGCCGGCGCTTCTGGCGCTGCGCTCGCCTCGACGATCGCCTCTTACCAGTCCGCGACCCAGGTCACCCTCGCCGCGAACTCGCAGACCGCCGTTTCCGCGGCGCAGGTTGACTATGGGACGGACAACACGGCAGCGATCAACGCGATGCTCGCGGCCGGTAAGCCGGCAATCAACAATGATGCGTGGCCCGGCGCGAACGTCGGCTACCTCCTGCCCGGCGCGTATGGATTCACGGGGCTGATCTTCATTCCACAGATCACGTCCCTTCAGGGTGTTGGACTGGGCTCGACAACTCTGCGCGCCCTCGGCCCGAACGCGCAGCTCAGGGCAGCGAACGCGGGCGGATATGACCCGACGAGCCAGATGACGATGCTCGTCCAGGGCGCATCGCTCGTCTGCCCGCTCTCGAACGCGACGCTGACCGTCTCGTCCACCGCAGGAATCGGCGGATCAACAGACCCAGGCTTCACAGCCAGCGGGTCGATCGCGGTCAAGGGCAGCGGCGTTCCCAGCCAGACGTTCACCTACACGTCGAAGGATGCGACCCATTTCTATGGCGTGTCCGGCGGCGCGAGTGGCGTCACGATTCCCGATGGAGCTTCGATCACCCAAGGCCCGACCACCGGCAGCCGAGGAGCTCCGATCCGCGGCTTCGTCGTGGACGGGAACAACGTCGCGGGCTCCTCGACCCAGCCGCTCGTCATGTGGGGAAAGATCGTTGAACGGATCATCGAGGACATCAAGATTCAGAACAGCGCAGGCGACGGCGAGTGGTACTGCTCAGCGCAGAACCTCCGCGTCCGCAACGTGAACCCGCAGAACAACTATCTCCACGGCCGCGTATTCGACATGTCCTGCGGCGGCCTGAACATCAAGGAGTGCGAGCGGTCAGGGAACGGTCGCGGCGGCGGGTATAACGAGGTGTTCCGGCAGACGATCGCGGGCTCTGTTGGCGGCGGCGGCTACACCTGCCCGACCGATATCCACATCGAAGGCGGCATCAACGAGCGCGGCGGGAACGATCACACGGGCGGCACCTCGCAGCTCGGCCTCGTCTACTTCGGCGCGTACAAGCTCCTCACCTACACGGACTCGCTGTTCTCGTCTCCGCGGCCGACAACCAGTCTCACCGCGCCGAGCAATCCCGGCGACACCGTCCTGAACATCTCCAGCTTCTCCGCGTTCCCGGCCAGCATCGGATCCGGCGGGACCGTCGTTATCGATTCTGACCTGGTGACGTTCACAGGGTCGACCGCGACCACGCTCACTGGCTGCTCTGGCCTTACGAACGCGCACGTCCTTGGAGCTACCGTGAGCTGGGTCGCGAACCGCTCCGCCATCACCGGCCGCAGCGATGTCACCGCAGGCGCACCTATCGGCGCGAGCCTCCGATTCCACAACTGCTCCTTCCAGGGCGACCTGGGCAACAACGGCGTCCAGGGAACGGGCTACATCGGCCTTTCGATGTTCGACTGGCAGAAGGGCAACGGATCGGCCGCGCCGAGCCTCTGGTTCACCGGACGCAACGTGTTCACGACGCCAGGCACGGTGTTCCTGATCGACGACACGGCCACGGATATCCATGAGCAGCCGGGAAGCATTCGCCTGCCTGGGAATGTCTCCGCGACGCCGGGCTCGGCGATCGTGAACCTGCTCGTAAACGCCGGTGGCGGTACGAAGACCTACGACCAGCTGATCCGGCCGAGCGGGCTGCGCGTCCCGACGACGCAGGGCACGCCGACAGATGCCCTCCTCGGCTCGGTATCCGTCCCGATCACAGACGGGATGGTGTCGGTCGACAACGTCAACAGCCTGCTTTACTACCGCGCGCTCGGCGTCCACACCCGCGTCGCGCGGTACAGCGACCTGGCATCCCTCAACGGGATCTTCGGCACCCAGGGCCCGTACACGAGCGCGACGACCCTCGTGTCCAAGAGCGCCACCCAGGTCCTCACCGATACGACCGGTGGATCCTTCACGCTGAAGCTGCCCGCCGCGCCCGCCGCCGGCGAGTTCTACCTGGTCATCGACTCGACATCGCAGTGGGCGACACACGGACTCACTCTGAGCGCGAACGGGTTGACGATCGACGGGTCGGGCTCGCTCACCCTCGTCCGCGCCGGCAGCACCTATGGCGTGATCTTCGACGGCACGAACTGGCACAGCATCACAGCGCAGGACAGCATCCTCCTGCACCTCTCTGGTAGCGAGACGATCACCGGCCAGAAGACGTTCAACGTGCCATTCAACCTCGCTACACAGACGATCTCGGCTACCGCGACCATTAGCAACGGCTCGGCGCCCGTGGTGCTTACAGATACCACCACTGCCGCGTTCACGCTCAACCTGCCCGCTAACCCGACCACCGGCGCCAGCTTCATCATCATCGACGACACCGGCCAGTGGGCGACGCACAACCTCACCATCGGTCGGAACGGGAAGAACATCGACGGCGCGGCGTCGAATCTGACGCTCTCGAACCAGTGGGGAAAGATCTGCCTCTATTACGACGGCACCGCCTGGTGGACGCTCAACGCTGGCGCATCCAACGAGACGCCGCTCATCGACGGCACCGCGGCTGCTGGCACACACCTCTCCTACGCCCGCGCAGACCACGTCCACCCGACCGACACGACCCGCGCGAGCGCCACCCACCACGCCACGCATCTCCCGAACGCGAGCGACCCGCTCGACTGGTCAGGGTCGATCAACATGAGCGGCACCGAAGTGTCCATCCCCGCCGCCTCAACCTCGAACACGGGACTCCTCTACTACGCGACCGACACGCGCGTGCTGTTCCGAAGCGACGGCACCCGGTGGAACCCGATCGCATGGCCTGGAGCGCCCGCCGGCGGCCTCGGGATCCTCGCCAACTTCCCGTTCGACGCGGCAACGCTCACCACAGTCGCCCTCGCCGGATCAGGCTCGGACACCCTCGTCGCGATCTTCATCCCGATGAACTACCCGGTCACCAAGATCATGTGGCGAAGCGGCGGTACCGGTGCGACATTCGGGACGGGCGCAAATGAGCACTGGTATCTCGTCGCCCGCGGCCAGGACGGATCGCTCAAGGCATCCACCGCTGACCAGGGCACCGCCGCAATCGCGTCCGGCTCTTCTAAGACGCTCGCCGTCGCCCGCGACAGCGCGAACGCTGCAATCTCCACCTGGTACCCGTCGGCGAGCGACTACTACCTCGTCGGCCCGAACGTGTACGTCGGGACGGGCGGATCGCCCGTCATGCCGACCAGCCTTGGCCGCACCGCGATGGCCGTCTCGGGGGGCGCGCAGGGCTTCACCGGCGGCAAGATCCTGTCCGCGACCGGCGAGACTGGCATGACGAGCGGCACGCCCGCGACAGCGCCCGGCGCCCCCGCGAACGCAAGCATCCAGCCCTGGGTCGGAGTGTCAGCATGATCAGCGTCGCGCCGGGCGCCCCGTTCACCGCCGACGCCGATTTCGGGCCCAGCTACAGCGGCCTGTCCACCGTCGGCGTGCAGATTCTCCAGTACGGCGTCCCCGTCTCCGGCTTCACACGCACCACAAGCGGCGTCTCCAACTCCCCAGCGGGCAGCGGCGGCTACGAGAAGGACTACACCGCGGCACCACTCGCCAAGGGCTACTACCGCATCGCGTGGGACCTCGGTATATCGCCGAACCAGTGGGCGTTCGACGACCTCTTCGTCACGTCGGACCTGCCGGTCGCGGTCGGCGGCTCAGGCGACGAGCGGTACGTCACCAGCGACGAGTTGAAGGCGTCGCTGCAGATGACCGGCCTGACGTTCGCCGATGCGGACATCCTGGTCGCGATCGAGACCGCGAGCCGCTACCTCGAGGACGAGTACAACGATGGGCGCCAGTGGCTCGCTGGGAGCCCGAACGAGCAGCGCTTCTACACCCGCAGCGACGGATGGACAGTCGAGCTCGGCGACGTCCTCGCCGTCACGAGCATCGATCTGGACTTCGCGCTCGACCCGTTCTGGGACTACGACCCGTCCTACTGGGGCGCCGGCCCGTCGTATGGCGCGAACTGGGGCACGCCGATCGGCTGGGGCGCCGGCGCCTTCTCGACACCGCTGCCCGCCGGGTCGTATCGCCTCCTGCCGATCCAAGCCGGCCTCACCACGGCGACCCCGCCGGGCAACGGCGAGCCCTACCGCACGCTCGAGCTGGCCCGCGGCTCGCAGGTCTACCAGCTGCCCAGCGGCCGCGACTCGATCCGCATCACCGGCACGTTCGGCTGGCAGGTCGTCCCGGCCGGCGTGAAATCCGCCGTCACCATGATCGCAACCAGGCTCATGCGCCGCATGCGAGACGCACCATTCGGCGTCGTCTCATTCGGAGCGGATGAGCGCGCCGTCGCCGTGCGCCAGATCGCGAACGACCCCGACATCATCGCCGCCATCCAGGCAGTCACCACCGTCCGAACCAGGCTCTTCGCATAGATGGCCGCCACCGTCAGCCAGATCCGCGACGGCCTGGTCGCGAACCTGAAAGCTGCCTATCCCGGCACCGTGCAGGTCAACAAGTACGTCCTCTCGACACCGACCCCGCCGGCGCTTCAGATCCGCAGCGGGCCGGTCAACTACGACCTCGCGATGCACCGCGGCCTCGACGACCTGACCATGATCGTGCAGGCCCTCACGCAGCGAAGCGAAGCCGGCCAAGCACAGATCGACCTGTGGATCGCAAGCGGCCCAGGCGGAGTGAAGGCCGCCATCGAATCTGACCGGACGCTCGGCGGCACAGTGAACGACGCGCGGGTCGAGTCGGTCAGCGAGCTCGCGGTCGTGAACATCAACCAGGTCGATCTGCTGGTGGTCGAGTTCAGCGTGAAGACCTACCCCGAAGGAGATAACTGATGGCGAAGTTCACGGTGGTCGGGCCGTTCCCGGCCTACGGCGTCCAACCCGGCGAGACCGTCGAGCTCGACGAGACCGATCCGCTCGTCCAGCTGAACGTCCAGGGCGGCGTGATCGCACCGGGCGGCAGCAGCCGATCAAAGGCGGCCGCGACCTCGATGCGGTGTCCGCTGTGCATCGAGCGGAAAGAGAAGACGGTGCCGGCGTTCAAGTCGGCCGACGACCTGGCGGCGCACTACGCCGACAAGCACGAGGGCTTCGCAGTCCCACCCTATACCCCTAGCGTCGAGGAGGAATAGCAAAAATGGCAAAGCTTGTTCTGACAAACGCCTACTGCAGCGTGAACTCGGTCGACATCTCGAACCACGTGCAGAGCGTCGACCTGCCAGACCAGCGCGCCGAGGTGGACGTCACCTCGATGGGCGACACCAACATGGAGATCGTCCTCGGACTGGGCGACTCGACCTGGACGATCACCGTCTTCAACGACTACGCAGCCGGCAACATCGACAGCCAGATGTGGGCTCTGCACATCACCAACACGCCATTCGTGGTCGAGGTCAGGCCCGTCAACGCCGCCCGGTCAACCTCGAACCCGGCGTACACGATGACGGCGCTACTGCCACAGTACAGCCCGATCTCGGGCTCGGTCGCGGCGGCCGTCACCACGCCGCTGGTCTTCAGGAATGCAAGCCAGTCCGGCGTTCAGCGCCTGACTGCATAGGAGGGGACTGATGGCTCTTCTCGCGACTCAGCCGATCGGGAACGCGCCGGCGACGGCGCTCACCAGCGGCAACAGCAGCGCGCCGTCCTATGCCGCGGCGACTGGCGGCGGCGACACGTTCGTGCCCGACCTCGACACCTTCGTGCACATCAAGAACGGGTCAGGAGGCTCGATCACCGTCACCTTCGTCACGCCAGCCGTGACGCAGGGCCTCGCGATCCAGGACCCCGCGATCGTCATCGCCGCCGGCACCGAGGCGATGGTCGGCCCGTTCCCCGCCGCGCTGTTCGCCAACTCGAGCGGCGTCTGTTCGATCACCTACAGCGGCGTCACGAGCCTGACGATCGGCGTGTTCAGCGTCAAGCCGGTGTCGTAGTGCCGGAAACGATCCATGTCGAGGGCTACCGCGAAGTCGTCAGGGCCCTCGATCGCGTCAACCGCAAGTCGAAACGGACGCTGCTCGCAGCGCTCCGCGCCGGCGCCGAGCCGATCGCGAGCGACGCTCGCGGACGCCTCGCCCGGTACAACGAGATCAGCCTCTCAACGATCCGCCCAGCCGCCCAGCAGCGCGGCGTGATGGTCATCCAGCGCAAGAAGCGCGTCACCGGGAAGCGGCCCGACTTCGGCGCGCTGCAGATGACCCACGGCCTGATCCCGGCCCTCCAAGACCACCGAAACGAGATCCCCGGACTCGTCGAGACCGCGTTCAGCACCCTGATCACGATGGAAGGACTCTGACACCTTGCCCGCCGACCTGATCATCCGAATCACCAACCTCCCGCCCTACACCGGCGAGTACCCGCTCGACCTCGGCATGCTCGACATGGGCGACTACCACATCATCAAGGAGACCGCCGGCTACACCTCTCAGGAGTGGCGCGACGGGCTCATGCGCGGCGACAGCGACCTGGTCGTCGCGTTCGCGATCATCGCGCTGCGCAAGAAAGGGATGCGCGTCAGCGCCGACGCGTTCTGGAACGTCCCGCTCGAATCGGACGCGCCGGGCATGCCAAGGATCGAGTTCATCCCGGTGGTGGAAGAGGGCGCTGATGCCGGCCCTCCTCCCCCACAGACCAGCGACTCCGAAACTACGTCGATGCGATCTGGCGAACCTGGCCCGAGCGCATCGGCCCACTCCCCGGCGAGCCACCTACGGCCTATTGGCAGCCAGGACTCGGACACTGGTGCCACCTCCGACCCACTGACATCAGCGATCTGACGCCGTTCCAGTTGAGCGCAGCGTTCGAGTTCATGGAAGCGCAGGAGACCTAGATGGCCTACGACCCCGCGAAGCGTCGGGAGTGGTATGAGCGCCGCAAAGCGCGAGCGGCAGCCGACCCAGGATTCGCTGAGCGCGAGCGGGAACTGAAGCTCGCTCGCCAGGCCCGCTATCGCGAATCGCACCGCGAGACTCTGCGAGCTGCCGGGCGCGAGTACATGAACCATCGATACGCAACCGACCCAGAGTTCGCCGAGCGAGCTCGCGAGCGGTCACGGTCGGTGGATCCCGATGTCAGACGCGAGCGGCGCCGTGCCAGCTATGCGCGGAATCCAGAGCGAGGGCGCGAGAGGTCGCGGGCGTATCGCAAGGCCAATCCGGACAAGGTTCGCGAGGCACTGCGGGACTGGTATAGGCGCCATCCCGAGGTTGTCGCCCAGCGCAATGCCTTGCGGCGCGCGCGCACAGAAGGGACCGCAGCGGAGCGCTTCGCGCCCAGCGAGATCTACGAGCGCGACGGCGGCCGCTGCCACATCTGCAAGCGCCCGGTCTCCGCCAGCCGGTTCCACCTCGACCATCTCATCCCGCTCAGCCTCGGCGGCCCACATACACGCGAGAACGTGGCGATCGCACACCCTCGCTGCAACATCAAGCGAGGCGCTGGCAAACTTCCCGCGCAACTAAGGATGGTTTGCTAATGGTTCGTCCCATTATGGTAACCATACTCGGGGACGACGCTTCGTTGCAGCGTGCCCTGGCACGGTCGAGCGCGGCGACGGACTCGTTCGGCGCGCGGATGCAGGCCGCTGGGAAGCGGATCTCGGGTGTCGGGAAGACGCTCACGCACAACTTGACGCTGCCGATCCTCGGCGTCGGTGTCGCCGCGGTCAAGATGGGCGTCGACTTCCAGAAGCAGATGGAGATGATCCATACCCAGGCCGGCGCGAGCCAGCACGAGGTGAACAAGCTCTCCAAGGCGGTGCTGCAGCTGGCGCCGTCGACGACGCAGGGTCCGGGCGAGCTCGCGAAGGCGCTGTTCCATGTCGAGTCGGTCGGGTTCCGCGGCGCGAAAGCGATGAACGTCCTGAAGGTCGCTTCGCAGGGCGCGCAGATCGGCCAGGCGAACCTCGAGGAGACCGCCAGCGCGCTGTCTGCGGTCACGATCACCAACATCAAGGGCACCCAGAACTATCAGCACGCGATGGCGATCCTGAACGCCACCATCGGCGCCGGCAACATGCGGATGACCGACCTCCTCGAAGCGTTGAAGTCGGGGATCGTGCCGACCGCGAAGGTCGCCGGGCTGAGCCTCCAGGGCCTCGCGGCGGCGCTGGCGATGATGACGGACGAGGGCGTGCCGGCTGGGATCGCTGCGAACCGGCTGCGCACGGCCTTGCTGATGATGACGAATCCGACGGCGAAGGCGCAGGCCGCGCTGAAGAGCGTCGGCCTAAACGCGCTCGACATGGCGCACCAGCTGCAGAAGCCTGACGGCCTGGTCGCGGCGCTCACCTTGCTGCGCACGCACATGGAGTCGATCCACGACCCGGCGAAGCGCCTCCAGTTGATCGGCGAGCTGTTCGGCGGGAGCCGATCGGCCGGCACGATCGCGCTGCTGCTCAACAACCTCGACCGCGTGTCGATGAAGTACGCCCAGATCGGGAAAACCAGCAGCAAGTTCGGGGCCGACTTGGCCGCATCGAACGCGACGGCATCCACGAAGCTCTCCAAGGCATGGAGCGCCATCACCACAGCGCTGACCAAGGCCGGAACCGCTCTAGCCCCGACATTCATCAAGATCGCCGACGCGGTCGCACGCGCGGCGACGGACTTCTCGAAGCTGTCCACCACGCAGAAGGACGTCGTCCTGTTCGGCCTGGCAGCCGCCGCCGCCGCCGGGCCGGTGCTTCGGATGGCCGGCGCGCTCGTGAGCATCGCCGGCGTCGCCGCGAAGGCGGGCAAGGCGATGGGCCTGTTCGGAACCGCGGCGCAGACCGTCGCCGCGGCCGGAGCGGGCGAGGCCGCCGGCGGCGGTGGCCTGCTCGCCGGGCTCGGCCTGACAGCAGGCAGCGCCGCGCTGATCGGCGGCGTCGTGGTCGGCCTGGCCGGTCTCGCCTACTGGCTCTCGACGATCAAGGGCGGCGCGTCGGCCGAGGAGAAGGCGTTCAACAAGATCCAGGCCGCGATCCACGGCCTGTCCGGGACGAGCAAAGCCCTGGCTGCGAACACCGAGTCTGCGGGCTCCGCGCTTCGGCACATGAACAGCATCATCCGCGAGACCCCGAACCACCTCAGAGCGATTACCAAGGCGCAGGACGCCTACGAGAAGCTGCTGTTCAAGGGCGTCGGCATCCAGCAGAAGTACGCCGCACAGCTCGCCACGATGAAGACCGGCACCGACAAGCTGATCGCATCCACCCGAGCCTCGCTCCTACCGGCCGGCCGGTTCGCCGGCGCGGCGGAGCTGAACACCCAGAAGCTGCAGGCGATGGAGCAGCACCTGGTCACGACGGCCGAGGCCGAGGGGCGCCTCGCGATCAAGATGCAGGGCTCGAACCCCGTCCTCGCAGCGAACGCGCGGCACGCCGCGGCGGTCGCGCTCGCCGCAGCCGAGGTCGCCCGGCGCATCAATGCGATCCCGACGTTCAAGCAGATCCAGATCCAGATGAACATCGACGAGCTGATCAACCGCTACGTCGGGCCCGTCTCCGGGCCGCCACGCGGTGGCACGCCCGGCAACCCGCACGGCGGCCGTGCCGGCGCGCACACGGCCAGCGCCGGCCAGCCCATGCACGTCCACCTCTACCTGGACAGCAAGCCGATCGCGAACGCGCTGATCAAGCAGAGCGTCATGGCAGGCCAACCAGCGCTGCGAGGCACCTGAGTGGCGTTCAACCTGCCCACGCTGATCCTCGAGGCGAGCTTCAACGACACGCCCGCGTCGGGCTCGCCCTCCTGGACGAACATCACCAGCTACCTTCGCAGCTGGTCGTCTGCGCGCGGCCGGAACATCAACCTCCCGTCCGGCTCGGCCTTCGACGTCGGTTCTGCGCAGGTCGTCCTCGATAACCGTGACGGCCGGTTCGACCCGAGCTACACCGGGGGCGCCTACTACCCGCATGTCATCCCGCTGGTCAGGATGCGGCTTCGGGCGACGTGGAACTCAATCACCTACCCGGTGTGGGACATGTTCACGGACGGGTGGCCATCCACCTACGTCGCCAACACCGACGAGTACGTGACCGTCGGCCTGCACGACGGGATGGCGCTCCTCGGCGATGACAACTACTTCCCCGGCACCGGCGCGCCCGCGGAGCGCACCGACCAGCGCATCAGCCGCATCCTGTCCGGCGTCGGCCTCGGATCGCTGCCGCAATCGCTTGCGACGGGGAAGTGTCACATCGCGGCGTTCCCGCAGATCAACGTCGGTGCACTGCAGCATTGCCAGGACTGCGAGCTGTCAGAGAAGGGCGCGTTCTACGTCGCCAGGGACGGGACGTTCACATTCGAGAACCGCTACTTCCGCGACAGCCACACGAGCCAGGGCACGTTCGGCGACGGCGGCGGCACCGAACTCCCATATGTCGCGCTGAACCCGGCCGATGATAAGACGACACTCATCAACGACAGCCAGGTCACCGATGGCCTCGGTGTCGCCTTCAAGTACACCGACGCTGCGAGCCAGACCAAGTACAGCCAGCGCAGCGAGCAGATCACGATCCTGACCGACACGCCGAACGAGGGCTATGACCGAGCCGTGTGGGACGTGGTTTCGCAGAAAGATCATTCGTGGCGCGTACCGCAGATCTCGATCATGCCGCAACGCGGAACCGCTGGGACGCAGATCAACAACCTCTACGCCCAAGTCCTCGGCCGTGAAATCAGCGACCTGATCACCGTAAAGCGGCGGCCACCATCCGGGAACGTCATCAACCAGAACGTCTTCATCGAACGGATCGAACACGTCGTCCAACCCGGATCGTGGACAACCACCTTCGGCCTCTCCCCGCAACGCCTGACCGGCGTAAACAACTTCATACTGAACGACGCGACGCACGGCGTCTTGGACAACGCGAACTCGCTCCTGGCGTATTGATGGCGGTTCCTCTCATCACTCGCGCCTACGTGAACCGGGGCCGATGGATCGCCGAGTGCGAATGTCGCCACGCGGCGCAGGTCTCGTCGGGCGATGAATGGCGCTGCCCCGTCTGTGGCACTCGCTACGTCGTTCTGTGGCCGGCTGACCGCGTAGCCATCCAAGACGCTCTACGCCAGCGCCCGGTCGAGAACCAAAACTGGCTCCCCACCGAGACCATCAACGATCTCCTCGCAGAGAACATCGAGCATGGCATATCCGCTCCCAGGAGCGCCGCGTAGTGGCGTGGACAACGCCGATCACGTTCACGGCCGCGAGTCAGCTCACCGCAGCACAACTGAACACCTACGTCCGCGACAATACGAACTATCTGTTCTCGCCGCCGGCATGCTCGATCCAGAAGGCGGCGGACTTCTCGATCACGTCGAGCGCGACACCGGTCGTTGTCAGTTTCCAGCCCGCGGGCGGCCCGGACTATGACACGAACCCGACGATGCACTCGAACACGACGAACCCGACGCGGATCACGATGAACACGGGTGGTGTCTACAGCGTGAAGGCTGGGATCAAGTGGCAGACCGCGAGCGGCGGCGCGCGCTACCTCCTGATCCGCCGCAACGGCGGGACAGCCGACATCTGCAACGATTCCCGACTCCCCCTCGCGTCCGATAACAGCTGGCAGAACGTGAGCCGAGACCATCTCGTGAACGCCGGTGACTACGTCGAGATGTACGTCGCGCAGACCAGCGGATCAGGCCTGAACATCCTCGGGAGCGTCCCCGGCGGGTGTTGGATGACGGTCGCCTGGGTCGGTAAGGGCACGTAGATGCCGACCAACCATGCATGGCAGCACATCTTGGGATACGGCCCGGACGTCGTCCCTGACCAGGACAACATCCCGACGATCTCGTGTCCTATCGCTGATCGACCAGGCGCCTCGACAGTCACCATAGGCACCATCTGGATCGAATCGACCTACAACCCCGGAGACGTCGCGACCGTCATCGCGTCCGTGAGCGACGGAGCCGTCTGGAGGCTCATCTCGCCGAACACCGGATCGTTCCTCAGCAACAACGCAGGGTACATCCTCGAATCCTTCTCCCACGACCTCGCCACATCGACGCAGCTCATGACGGCTGGCACCCTCTACCTCTCCCGCGTCATCATCGATGACCTCTACGCCGTCCACCGCCTAACCGTGAGAACCGCTGCGCCGGCCGCCGCGACCGCCACGAACTTCTACTTCTCCTACTACGACTCGGGCGGGAACCTGATCTACCAGAGCAGCGACCAGAGCGCAGCCGTGAACGGAGCAGTCGGAGAAATCCATGACACGCCCGCGAGTAACCCCCAGTTCATGCTCGGCCCTGCTCACATCGGCCCCGACTGGAATCTCGACTATGGATACATCGGCGTCTACGTCGGAGCGGCGGGCACCGCGCCGACGATCTGCACGCGCGATTACACGCCGTTCAACCTGAACCAGTGGGAGGGCGCTCCCGGTAAAGGCGGGACGCTCGCGATCGGCGCGGGTCTCACAGCGATGCCGAACCCGATCACCCTCTCCAGCCTCGTGCAGACCTCGACGAAGCTGCCGTGGCTCGCCGTCAGCACGTCATAACCGCGCACTCTTACCGATAGGAGCCAACGCGTTCGACGAGTACCTCACGAAACGAGAAGAGGAGCCAGATGGAACTAACCGACCTGGACGCCCTCAAGGCGTTCCCCTCAACCTACCCGCAGAACCTGCGCACCTTCTACTCACCCGCCGACGGCACAGCCGTCCACGAGGCACTCAAGGCGGTCATCGGCGGTGCGCAGCACAGCGTCGTCGTGTCGGCCTACGGCTATGACGACGACGAGCTGGACGCCATCCTGCACACCAAGGCGTCCGACCCGAACATCTACTTCCAGATGGTCCTGGATCGCTCGCAGGCCGGCGGCGTTCACGAGCGCGAGCTCCTGGCCAGCTGGAACGCGGGCCAGGTCGGCACGTCGATCTCGGTCGGCACGAGCGAGAAGGGCGCGATCCAGCACATGAAGGCCGCAGTCATCGACGGCCGCTTCGTCATCACCGGCTCGACGAACTGGAGCTCGAGCGGCGAGTCGCTTCAGGACAACCAGCTCACGGTCCTGGACGACGCCGTCGCCGCAGCCGAACTGCGCAGCCGCATCGACGTGATCCACGACGCGCAGCTCAAGCAGATGGCGGCTCGCGCAGCCGCCGCCAACCCAACACCGGCCGCCCCAGCGGCCACGGAAGGAGCAGCATGACCCTCCAGGCACTCATCCAGAACTTCGTCCACGACGACCAGTTCAAGACGGTGGCCGCGCTGATCGCGCTCGACCTGGTGCTCGGCGTCGCCGCGGCCGTGAAGCTCGGCCAGTTCCGCCTGACGTACCTCGCGAACTTCGCAAGGAACGACGTGCTCGGCAAGGTGGCTCCGTTCCTGGTGCTGCACTCGTTCGCGCTGGTCGCCGGGTCGACGAGCGTCGTCATCCCAGGCCTCGACGTGTCCAAGATCAGCGACGCCACGTTCGCCTTGGTGACCGCTGCGATGGTCGGCTCCGTCCTGTCGAGCCTCGCTGACTTCGGCCTGCCTGTCCCGCCCGCTCTGGGCCGCGGCACCGCGCCGGCAGTTCCCGCGAAGCCCGCGGAGTAGGCTGATGGCGACGATCACTGGAGCAGACGTCGTCAAGCGCGCCCGCTCGTACATCGGGCAGCATGAAGACCCGCTCGGGTCGAACACCGGCTGGTTCGTGCAGGAGTGCCAGCGCGCGACGTTCCTGGCGGGGACAGGCTGGCCGTGGTGCGCGGCGTTCGTGTGCGAGGTCTGCAAGGCGCTGCACGACTCGCTCGCTCCCAACAACAGCGCCGGCGCGCACGACCTCGCGAACCGACACCAGCCGTGGGTGCCAGCATCGGCCGTGAAGCCGGGGATGGTCGTCGACTACAACATCGGCAGCGGCCATACCGGCATCGTCACCGCGATCGACCTGCACACTGGCACCGTCACGAGCTGTGACGGGAACTGGTCGGACGCCGTCGTGGAGCACTCGATGCCGCTCTCAGAGGTGCGCGCGTTCTGGGCGATCCCCGGCGTCACCTACACCACCACGCCGACCCCGAAGCCGCCCGTGAAGAAGCTCCCGCCATTCGTCGTCGCGACCAGCGCGAGCGGGCATCGGAAGATCCTGTTCACCAGCCCAGGCGGCACGGCCGGGAAGAAGAGCCTGATGGCATGGCTCACCGCGCACAGCCTCGCGAAGCTGGCCCCGAATGGCGTCACGATCACCCGAGGCAAGGCGTAGCGGTGCGACGTGGCGCTGTTCGTCACGCAGAGCGGACAGCGCATCGAGATCAGCGAGAAGCTGGTCGAGGAGTGGGTCACGATGGGGCTCTTGCGCTTCACCGACTACCTCGCGAAGCACGCAGCCTTCGGCGAGTACCTGGCCCAGCGCGACCGTGTGGATGGTCGTGAGTGCCCCTGATCGACGACGACGGGTATCCCCGGTGGTGGCCGACGCTCGTATCGGCCACGGGAGTCGCAATTACGTGCTTGATCGCGATCAGGCAGAGCAACCTGCCGTGGTTGGATCCGGTCCTGGTCGCCATGATCGGTACCGGGCCCGCCGAGTGGTTCACACGCCGCCGGCGGCGAAACGGAGAGGAGAACCCGTGATGATCAGTTGGATCACCATCTGCATCTGGGTCGCCGGCGCCGCCGGCTCAGGCATCCTGTACCTGCTGGGAGCGCTGCACTGATGCCCACCCGCTTCACAGCATTCACCGACGAGCAAGCCACGCAACTCGCGATCGAGGTCAACCGCCTCCACGAAGCGATCGACCATGCGCGCCGGCGGATCGTGACCGTCGTGATCGTCGGCCTGCTCCTGATCGCCGGGGTCGCCGGGTTCGCGCTCGAGCTCTACCACCGCGCCGACGCCGACGCGCAGCACAACCTCGCCTGCACGCTGGCGATCGCGATCCCCCGCGGCCCCGTCCCGGGCCGCACGCCGGCGCAGCAGCAGAACATCGACCGGTTCTACAGGGCGCTCGCGCAGCGCGACATCCTGACCCTCGACTCGTGCTAGCCCTCGCCGTCATCGGCTGCGGGTTCCTGGTCTTCTACCCGCTCATGCAGATCGCCGACGCGCTACGCGATCTCGCCGACCAGCTCGAAGCGGACGAGTCGCCTCGCCGCTCGATCTGGCACGACCGCTAGGCTGGTCGCGGCTCGAACCTGCGTACCCGTGGCGATGGCCCCGCCCAGATCATCGGGTGGGGCCATCTGGCACGACTAGCAGTGGTCGCGCGCTGCGAGCTTGTTGACGCTCACGCCGCTGCCTGGCACGATCGCTGCTCCCTCGCCTTTGGCGATGGCGCTGCGCAGGAGCACGCAAAGATGGCGATGTTCCTTCTGAGCGGCTTTGTGGTTCGCGGTCTGCTGCGCTGAGAGCTTCGGCAGGGCGTGAATGGCCTTCTGGATGCTCGACTGCACCCGATCGGCCTGGCTCTGGCTGTTCCCTCCGCAGCCTGCCGCGAGCACGGCAACCAGGAGCACGATGGCGATCCTCACCGGACGGCCGGGCGACGGTCGGGCTTGTCGCGGACGGCCATCACCAGCGCGATCACCCACCCGATCAGCGTCCATCCGAAAAACAGGTTGACGACGGTCACGCTCATGGCCTGGTGGTGCCTCGACCACGCCACGATGCTCGGCGCGAAGTAGAGCACCGCCAGGATGATGAGACCGATCACGGTGCTCATGGCTGGATCCTTTCGTCAAGGTGCGTTGACCCTCTTGACAAGTTATCGGCGGGTCGGGTAACGTCGCAAACGGCTCTAATGGACGAGGGCAGGAGGGGAATCCTGAGCATGGATGAGCGCGCGCAACTGCTTGAAGAGGCCGCTGAGCTGTGCCGCGAAGCCGCGGCCGCCGGAGAAGCGGTGGCCGGGCATGTCGAGAAACTGGTCAGCCTACTCAACAGGGTCGCCGCCGTCCTCGGAGTCGCGCCGGCGCAGACGGCGGATCTCCTCGGTGAGTCCAGCGATATCGCGCCGTAGCTCGGCCAGTTCCTCGGCGCTCGCCCCAATCGGCTCACCGTAGAACCAATCGACCGGGTAGCCGGTCAGTTCGGCCATCCGCTTCAGGTACTTCTCGGCCGAGCGCTGACCTGACTCCCAGTAGCGGATGTGGCGCGCATCCTTGAGGCCGAGCCGTCGGGCGAACTCGTCCTGTGACCAGCCCTGCAGCCGCCGGGCACGCGCGATGCGTTCCCCGATCCGCTGTTGTTCCTCTTGGGCCACGGCGACGAGGGTACGCATCAACGCAGCCGGAATCGAGGTACGAACTGTTCCTGTTTTCACCACTCCCCCTTGACAGCCCTTTTTCGTTCCGCTACTGTTCCGGGCGATGTCACAGGAACCGTACCGGAACAACCAGGGCGTGTCAAGCAGCGAACTCCCTGCAAAGCTCAAGGAAGCCCGGGAACGCAGCGGGCTCGAACAAGCAGAGCTCGCCCAGATCCTCGGACTGAAGTCGGACCGCGCCATCCGGTACATCGAGTCCGGCAAGCGCCGAGCCTCCGACCAGCGCGTCGCTGACTGGGCTCGGGCGACTGGGTTTCCGCTCGCCTGGTTCTACCGCGACGAGGCCGTCGCGTGAGCGCGGTCGTAGCGACCCGCCTGGCCGAGCTTGAGAACGTCGTCGAGCACGGCCTGGCGACGTTCCTGGAGGTCGGGGCCGCGCTGTTGGAGATCCGCGACTCGCGGCTGTACCTGGCCGGCCATGACTCCTTCGAGGCGTACTGCCGTGACCGTTGGAACCTTGAGCGGGCACACGCCTACCGCCTGATCGATGCGGGCAAGGTCGCCGAAGCGCTGTCTCCCATGGGAGACAGTCCGGTGAATGAGCGGCAGGCGCGTGAGCTTGCGCCGCTGCGGGATCGGCCCGAGTTGATGCGCGAGGCCTGGTCGGAAGCGCAGCACGCGGGGAACGGCAAGCCGACCGCTGCGATCGTGCGGCAGGCCGTCGCCGATGTCGCGGAGCAGCATGACGCTGCGCGCAAGCGGTTCCTCGCCGATCCGCCCGCGCGGCCCGACCGGACGCCGGCGTACGCCGACGGTGACTGGCAGGCCCGCGTCGGAGCCGCCCATCGCCTGTTGCGCGAGATCCCGAGCCTTGGCCAGCCCGACGACGTCGTCGCGCTGATCCATGACCCTCCCAGGCCGATCGGCGACGCGGCGCGATTCATCACCGCCGCCCGCGACGCCCAGGCCTGGATCCAAGCCTTCATCGAAAGGTGGGACGAGAAGCCGTGACCGACGAACTGACCCTCCCCGCGATGCTGCGCAGCTGCGCTGACTCGCTTCTGGAGAACGAACACGAGGTCCGCCCGAGCGATGTCGTCGAGTGTGCCCTGGCTCGCTACCCCGATCAGATGGAGAGCCACCGCGACCGGCTGATCTACCAGGCCGCTCAGCACATCGTCAAGGCGATGCTCCGGCACGAGTCGGAGTCGGCCGATGACCAGATGCAGCTCGACGGCTTGGCGTTCCCCCGCGCGATCGCTGTTCGCAGCAACGCTGACGTGTACTACGTCCGCGCTGACAAGGCCGTCTTCCACGAGGTCGAGGCCGGCTACGACGAGCGCGTCCGCAACGTCACATCGGCGATCGCGAAGCGCGACGCGTACGAGGCCGGGATGGAACGCCTGCGGCCGATCATGGCCGACCACCCCGAGATGACCGTCGCGGAGGCCCTCGACATCGAGCGCGCAGCGCTCACCGCGGCATGAGCTCGATCCTCGTGACGGCTCTCGCGTCTCGCCTCGCTGCTCTCGCCGCTGCGGCGGTCATCGCGAGCGCGGTGACGCTCTGCACCGTGACAGCCGTCGAGGCATCCACCCAACCGATCTGCACGTTCGAGCAGGCATTCCTCCCAAGCTATGGGAACCAGCCCGGCCGGTTCGACGCTGAAGTCGAGATGCACTGCCCCGACTACGCGCACGGCGACTGGTCACAAGGCGTCCAACAGTCCACCAACCAGGCCTCCTGGAGCTTCGTCGCCGCGACCGACGGCGGCCAGGACCCCGGCCGCTACCAGTTCGCATCGGTCAGCCCCGCGGCGGGCCTTCTGAACTGGAACTACCACTGGAACGTCACCGCGCCCTGCAACCCGGCGCTCGTCTACCGCACCTGGTTTCACAACAACCTGACCGGACGCACCCAGGTCAGCGCTCCGAGGCGCGCATGTTGACCGGCCTCGCCGTGACCGCTCTCGCGATCGCCGGCGTCGTCTGGGTCGCGAGCCGCGGCGCGCTGCGACTGCTCGCTGACGGCCTGATCAGTCACCGCGCGGCGGATGGCCTCAAGGCGCGCCGCGGTGTGCGTAGCTGCTTCTGGGCGACGGATCTCGGCCACCAGGACTGGGACCGGATCCGCGCGGCCTACGACCGAATGGAGACCGCAGCATGAGCGCGACTGCATCCAAGGGCCCGACCCGTCACCGCGTCCCCGTCGATCGCGAAGCACCGATCCGACCACCCAGGCTCGGCAAGATCAGGTTGGGCGTCCAGGCCGAGACCACGAAGAACGGGCGCACCGTGACCTATCCGAAGGCGGTCGACTACTTCCGCGTCGACACCGACGAGAGCGGCATCACGAGCCCGGCCGCGGTCGAGGCGTTCCGCGAGGTGTACGGCGAGCAGCCCAAGACGCTGCACGTGATGCTGTTCCACGACCAGGTCGAGCACGTCCTCGAATCGGCGTGGCGGCTCTACGGCGCGTCGAAGCTCAAGCGGATCTGCAGCGGCACGGAATGCTCGGTACGGCTGGAGGGTGGCGGGTGGGAGCACGGCCCGTGCCGGTGCGCCGCTGAGGGCCTCGCCCTGGATGACCGTGGCCACTGCCAGCTCACGCACACGCTGTGGCTGGGCCTGCCCGATCTGCGCCTCGCACCCGGGCTGTGGGAGCTCGACACGGGGTCGGAGATCTCGGAGCGCGAGCTGCGCGACTACCTGCTGTTCGTCGAGAAGCATCGTGGGAGCCTGCTCGGTTTCGAGTTCGACCTGGCGCTCGTCCCGACACCGGTCGCGCCGGATGGGAAGTCGAAGACGGTGTACACGCTGCACCCGGTGTCGGTCGAGACGGGCCGCACGTTCCGCGAGGTCATCGACGAACGCTCAGCGGCGCCACAGCTGGGCGCTGGCGATCGCCGCCAGTTGGAGCCGCCGCCGGCGCCCGAGATCGACGCCGAGCGCGACCCGCTGATCTCGCCGACCGCCCAGGAGCAGGACGCGGCGCTGGAAGCTGAGGCGCAGACCGTTCCGCTGGTCACCGCGATCAGCGAGCGCTACAAGGCGCTCAGCGAGGCTGACCGCGTCGATCTGAAGCAGCTCGCGTGGGGCGGCCGGTCGGGGATGACCGCGCGGACGCTCGCCGAGCGCTACGGCGAGGAGGCACGAGATTTGGAAGCGCTGCTCGCCGAGCTCCGGGCCAGAGCATCAGAGGCGGACTCGTCATCCGCCGAGGACGGTGCTGGTACGAGCGCCCCCGCTCCTCCAAGCGATGCCCACGCGCAGGAGGAGTTGCCCGTATCTGAGGAGCCCGGCGAGCAGCAGCAGTCCCTCGACAGCGACTCCGTCAGGAACCCCGAATGACCGCGCTGCTCCTGCTCTCCGCCCGAGTCCACACCATCAACGAGGTACGCAGCATGACGCCCTACATCCTCGCCGCCATCTTCGCCGCGCTCTGGCTGATCGCCATCGCCGACTGGGGGTCGACCCGCCCGCCGCGGCCACGCCGCTGGGAAGAGTCTCGGAGGCGGCAGCGATGAGTCGGCGGCCGCGGATCAATGCCAACCGGCGCCTCTCGGGCCAGTCTCACCGCGAGCCGCGGCGCAGCGACGTTGTGGCCGGAGCGTCATGGGATCCCGGCAAGCGCGAGTGGACGCCGTGGTGCTGGGACGGCCGGAAACTGGTCACGCTCCCGAACGAGACTCGCCGCGGGACGGCGCTGCAGGCAGCGACCACCCTCCGGTATCGCGTGTATGAGAGCTTGGAGAAGGCCAGCCGGAAGGCAGCGGCGTGAGCACGGCGACCAGACCGATCCTCACGGGCCCGCGCGCCAGCACGCTCAGCCGCGGCTGCCCGCGCCAGGCCTACTACGAAGCCACCGACGCGCCGCGGCGGCCGCACACCGCGCAGGAGGAGCGCTGGTTCCGCAGGGGCCATGCAGTCTCCAACGCGATCCGTGACGAGCTCGTGGCTGAGCTGCGCGCCGATGGCCACGCTCCGCGCCGCGAAGTCGAGATCCCGTGGCCAGCGAAGGACCCCATCGGCGTCGGCCATGCGGACCTGGTGATCCCCCGCGATCATCGGATCGTCGAGATCACGTCGACGGCGGGCGCCGACCTGGACGCGCACAAGGCGCGCCAGGCAGCGTTCTACGCGCTCGAGCATCCCCGCGCCGAGGAGGCGATGGTGATCTCCGTCGACCCGTCGACGTTCGAGGATCGCGCCTACCCGATCAACCCCGCCGCCTACGAGGCGGAGATCCGCGACCTACAGCAGCAGCTGATCTCGGGGCTGCGCACCGGCGAGGCGCCGGCCCGGGCGTGCGAGACGCCGTTGGAGGCGCAGTGCTACTTCTGCCCGTTCGCCGAGCACTGCTTCGATGGGTGGGAGTGGCCGGTGCGCGACGTCTCGATGGACCCGGAGGTGATCGACCTGGTCGACCTGCTCGGCTACCACGACCAGGAAGTCAGCGAAGCCCGCTCGCAGTTGCGGCGTGCTGAGGCTGAGCGTGACGCCGTCAGGGATCGGTTGCGGCCGCGCCTGCCGGTCTCGGAGGAGATGGTGATCGGCGAATACCGCTACAAGCGGTCGAGCTGGGAGCAGGAGTCGTTCTCGCTGGCTGATTGTCGGAAGGCCGGGTTCACGTTGCCGGAGGATCTCCAACCGTTCGTATCCCGGTCGCCGCGGGAACGCTGGACGCTGCGGAGGGTGGCCGGGTGACTCGCCACATGCCTGACCATGAGCCCGGCTTCATCGGCGTCTCGCCTCGGAGCCAGCAGGCGCTCGAGCAGTATCACGCCGCCGCTGTGCAGCACCTGCGCGAGTCGAAGGCGTTCGTCTTGATGACGCTCGACCCGGATGGCGGCGCGACGTGGAGCGCCGGCGGGCTGGTCGAGGAGGAGGACATGATCGCGCTGCTGTTCCTGGCCGCCACGCGAGCGCAGCGAGACCTGAACGTCGCTCTGCGCTCCGCCACGCAGGAGCCGCCGGTCTGATGAACGTCGTCCACAAGTACCCGCTCCAGATCACCGTCGAGCAGACCGTCCAGATGCCGGTCACCGCGCACGTCATCCACGCCGACGCTCAGCACGGCACGCCGACGCTCTGGGCGATCCACAGCGACCCAGCCGCGAGCGAGCCGCGCCGCTTCTACATCTTCGGCACCGGCCACCAGTTCGAGCGGACGATCGACGGCCACCACCTCGGGCACCGCGGCTCGGTACTCCTCCAAAACGGCGGCCTCGTCCTGCACATCTTCGAAGCCGTCCCGGAGCCACCGTTCTGATGGCGCAGCAGCTCCAGCTCATCCAACCAATCAGCGAAGACCGCGACGTCCTCCGCCACGCCCGCGAGCTGCACCGCACCTGCGGCCAACTCGCCCTCCTCAAATACTCGACGACACTCCAAGTCAGCCTCACAGACCGCCTCCGCGAGACGACGCGACTCGGCGAGCAGCGCGACCTCCACGCCACAGCGCTCCTCCTCTCACTCCCCCAGGCCAGGTGCCGCGTCATCGTCGGCCCCACCGGCGACCAATACGAAGTGTGCCGCGACCACGACACCGTCTCCGCCTGCCCCTACGACCCCTCCTCGGAGCGCGAGTGCCCGACGTGCGGGCGAAGGGATGGGTGGGAGTCGGAATGTATCGACGAGTGGCACGAACAACAGGCAGGCACCGCGTGACGGTGACCCTGCAGGAGCTGGTCGATGCCAGTAGGGTCATCCGCGAAGCCGCGTTGGATCGCACTCTTTACGAGCGCACCGCCATCGGCTCGCACGTCACCCGCTACCTCCAGTGGAAGACCATTGAAGGCGGTGCCAGGCCCAGAACAGTGGGTGACTACGAGTACATCCTGGCTGCGCTCTGCCTGCACTTCCCCGACTGGCCAATCGAACGGTTCGGCACTAGCGACGCCCACCTGGCCGTGCGCGAGTTCTGGTACGAGCGGTGGGGCCACTCCGAAGCCCGCACGCGCGGCAAGTCGCACACCGTCCTGAACGACTTCTTCAAGTGGTGCGACTTCGAGGGCTACATCCAGGCGAACCCGATGCGGAAGATCCGCCGCCCCAAGCTCGCCCACGTCGAACGCACCGTCTTTCACCCGGACACGGCCCGGCTCGTCTTCGACGCGAACCCCCGCAGCCGCGAGCAGGCCGCCCTCGGCTGCCTCTTCGGACTCGGCCTGCGCCGCGGCGAGCTCCGCATGCTCCAACTCGGTCGCTACGACCAGCACCGCGCCCAGCTACGCATCGCCAGGGGGGCGAAGGGCGGCAAGATCCGCACGCTGCCGATCAGCGACCCGTGGCTCCGCCAGCTGCTCGACGACCACTGGGCACAGCGAAAGCTCTCCGATGGGTGGCCCGACGAGTACCTGCTCTACCCCGAGCACATCGGCCAGACCCTTGACGGCCTCCGCGTCACCTGGGAAGACCGCCACGCGCCGCTGTCCGACTCCGGCATCCACGCATGGTGGGCTCGCTGCCTCCACCTGGCCGGCCTCGACCCGCGCGGCGAGAACTCGATGCACCACGCCCGCCACACAGCGATCACCGACGTCCTCCGCGCGACCGGGAACATCAAGCTCGCCCAGATGATGGCCGGCCACGCCTCCATCTCGACAACCGCCGACATCTACGGCCACCTCGACATCGGCGACCTGGCCGAGGGCCTCGCGCTCCGAGCTGCGAAGAGGGACGGCAACGGTTGATGTCGAACACCAGTCGCGATCCCCGTAACCATGCGACATCCCAGATTCCGCCTGCACCGAATCGGCGTCAGATTCATGCGGCGCCGAATGGCGCGACAAAGGCCCTAGACGGAGCGCTAAACCCTACAGGACTCTGCCGCTGCGGATGCGGCGAGACAACGCCGATCGCGCCCGTCACCAGCGCGAAGCGCGGCTGGCGGAAAGGCCAGCACGTCCAGTACGTCAAGGGCCACAGCGCCCGCGTGACGAACCGGACACGCGAGCTTGAAAGCCGCGTCCCGATCACACCGACCGACAACGGCCACCCCACGCCATGCCTGATCTGGGGCGGCGCGGTCAACTCGAAGGGCTACCCGACCAAGGGCGACGGCGCCGGCGGATCGATCCTCGCGCACCGTGCCGCCTACGAGGCTGTGCACGGCCCGCTGCCGGTCGGGATGCACCTGCACCACCTCTGCGGCCAGCCGCGGTGCCTGAACGTTGACCACCTGATCGCGCTCAGCCAGCGAGACCACAACCGGCTCCATGCATGGCTCCGCCGAGAGGCGCTTTCAGCGTGACATCGCACCCGCTGCTCGAGGGCCTGATCGCCGAGTTGCCGTGGGAGTCGCGTAGCTGGACGGTGAAGCGCCGGTCGGATTGGTCGTTCGTGTGGACGTCGGCGCTCGATCTCCTGTTTGAGACGAGCGAGCCGTTGCAGCTGATGCCCGCGCCGGTGGATGTGGACGCTGGGCGCGTGGCTGGCCTGGAAGCGCACGCGGCGGAGCAGGGCGCGCTGTTGGCGCGCCAGGCCGAGCAGCTCGTCGACCTGCAGGCTCGGTTGGATCGCGCGCTCGGCGACCTGGCCGAAGCGACCACTGCCGCGCCGGCTCATGCAGATATGCATGAAGCGGAAGCCCCGACCCGCGTGGCTGACCAGATCACGCCAACCGGCGATGCACAAACGCATAGCACCGAGCCGGCGCCCGATCGCTGCCGCAATGGGCACGCGCTGACCGGCGACAACGTCTACATCTCGAAGGGCGGCTGGCGGAAGTGCCGCCAATGCAAGCGTGAGGCCAACGACCGGTACCGGGCGCGGAAGGGCCACACGCCGCGAGCAGCCCAACCGCCACGCGAGCGCGTGCAGCGCCGCGACCCGACCGCGCCGCACGTCGCCCCGAAGCCTGACCCGGTCGACGCGGAGCTGCGCGAGCGGCGTGAGCGGCACAGCAGAGCGGCCGCCGACTTCGTGTCCAGGCCTATCACGGACGCGCCGGTCACGGCGCCGTTACCGGAGTCTGAGCGGCGCGCGGATGTGCTCGCGGCGGAGAGGCGCCGCTGCAAGGACTGCGGCGCCGTCCTCAGCCGCTACGGCCGCCAGAGCGATCGCTACTGCGCGGCGTGTTCAACCAAGCGGGGCCAAGTGGTCACCGCATGAGAGGAGCCTGATGAAGCTCGTCCTGGAACTGTCCGAGCTCGACCTGCGCCAGGTACGCGCCCGGCCGAGCGACACGCTGCTCGCGCAGCAGATGACGCACGACTTCGAACTGTCGCTCCCCGGCCATCCCGAGCCACTCACCGGGCGCCAGGGCGAGTACGTCCTGATCGACAGCCGCACCACCCCGCCGACGGCCAGCGTCGTCGAGCCCGACGAGTTCCGACGCGGATACATGGTCGTCCGCGCAACAAACGCGACCGCGGATGAGAAGCCGAAGTCCGGCCGCAAGCCGGCGAAACCACGGCAGCCGTCGCTGCCCGATTCCGACCCGGAGGACTAGCCATGCCCACCAAGACGCGTCCCGCCAAATGGACGCCCACCCACGACGACGTCGCCTGGCTTCTCGGCCGGGTGGATGACCGGCCCAACGAGGAGTCGATCAACGACGCCTTCGCCGCGGCCGCGCTCGAACTCGAAGGCACCGAAGGCCAGATCCGCGCCGCCTACTACAAGGCCAAGCGCGAGAACGGCAGCGGCGGCGATGCGAAGCCCGGCCAGGCGACCGGGCCCGCCGGCGAGGACGAGCTGTTCGCCGCCGCCGAATACGACTCGCCCGAACTGAAACTCACCACGCCCGATGGGCAACGCGTCGACGAGATCGCGATCGGCCTCGGCGGCGAGATCACCCTCGACCGCACCGACCCCGAGCACGTCGCGCTGATCCGTGACCTCCATTTGGGTCGCGGCGGGACCGTCACCGTCCGCTTCGAATCCGACCGCGCCGGCTTCCACCGCCGCCGCCGCCGCGACCGCAACTCCACAGTCGCCGTCGTCAAACTCGGCGCCAGCACCCTCAGCTCCTGGCAGCTCGACGCTGAAGGCGCAGCGCCGGCCGAGGACGAGTAGCCATGCCGGTCGGCGACACGCTCATCCGTGAGCAGGTGCTCGTCACCACCAGCTGCGGGTCATGCGGCATGCAGTTCGCCGTCCCCGAGCACTGGGATCAGGAGCGCCGCCGCAAGCATGACGGGTGGTGGTGTCCGAACGGTCACAGCCTTGTCTACAAGGGCAAGAGCGACGCCGAGAAGGCCCGCGAGGAGCGCGACCGGTACAAGGAGTGGCTGCGCCAGGAGGAGGAGCGCCTGGCCGCCGAGCGACGTTCGCACTCGGCCACCAAGGGCCAGCTCACCAAGACCCGCAAACGCATCGCCGGCGGCGTCTGCCCGTGCTGCAACCGCACCTTCCAAAACCTCGGCCGGCACATGCACACCAAGCACCCCGACTTCCAGGAGCAGCCATGACCACGCTCAAGCTCGGCAAGCAGCCAGCCGCGCCACGATCAACCGACCTCAAGCTCCGCGACTACGTCGACGCGTCGGCGCTCCCGCCGATCCCGACGCAGTGGGGCTACGAGGGGTACTACACGCAGGCCGGGTGGCAGATGCTCGGGAACGACCAGTACGGCGACTGTGTCTGGGCCGGCGCCGCCCACGAAACGATGCTCATGCGCAAAGCCGCCGGCAGCTCGGTCACGTTCACCGACAAGGCCGTCCTCTCTGACTACGCGGCGTGTACCGGCTTCAACCCCGCCGACCCGTCCACAGACCAGGGCACGGATGTGCACACCGCGCTCGCGTATCGGCAGAAGATCGGGATCCGCGACGCCGCCGGCGCCAGGCACAAGATCGGCGCGTACCTAAGCATCGACCCGACCAACCTCGTCGAGGTCTACCACGCCGCCTACCTCCTCGAAGCCGTCGGTCTCGGCATCCAGTTCCCGACCAGCGCGATGGACCAGTTCAACCAGGGCCAGATGTGGACAGTCGTCCAAGGCTCGCCGATCGAGGGTGGCCACTACGTCCCGCTCGTCGCGAAGCGTCACCACCTCGAGGTCGTCACATGGGGCCAGACGCAGCTGATGTCAGTCGCATTCCTCCAGACCTACGCCGACGAGGCGTGGGCCTATGTGAGCACCGACATGCTCGACCCGAACGCCGTGTCGCCGCGCGGCCTCGACCTGCAGCAACTCCAAGCCGACCTGGCCGCGCTCTAGGCCAGCTGAAGCGTGGGCGGCTGCACCCTGCCGGCGGCCGCCCACAACCACACCATGACCACAGACCCCATCTTCCGCATCTACGCGCCCGACGAGCTCGGCCCGAGCGGCTACCCGCTCGCCTGGTCACAACTCGACGGCTTCACCGACCACGGCATCAAGGACCTGGTACGCCAGCAGGCCGGCCACCGCTGCATCCGCTGCCACCACCCCTACCAGACCGGCCAGCACGGCCGCGGCGAATGGTCACCCTGCGACACGCACTGCGACCACGCCGGGCCCTTCCAGGTGCGCACAGACGACGTGTGGCGCGACGTCAACCCCGGCCCACCCGCGCGAGGCCTGATGGCCGCAGGGCGCGTCCAGGCCGCGTGGCGGATCCTGACCGTGCACCACCTCAACGGCGTCAAGTGGGACTGCCGCTGGTGGAACCTCGCCGCGCTCTGCCAACGCTGCCACCTCACCATCCAAGGCCGCGTCCTGCTCGAACGCGTCTACCCATTCGAGCACTCCGACTGGTTCAAACCCTACGCCGCCGGCTGGTACGCCTTCGCCTACCTCGGTGAGGATCTATCTCGACTGGAGGTCGAGGCTCGACTCGATGAGCTGCTCGCACTGGAGCGGATCGCATGAGGCTCGCGATCGGACGGACCATCCACTGGGCAAGCGACCAGCTGCACCTGCTCGCGCACTGGATCATCGGCGACCCCGACTGGCGCGCCCGAAACGGCACGCAGCACGACCCGGCCGCCTCGCCATTCCAGGATCCCATCTTGGAAGAGATCCAGTTAAACCGTGATCGGCGGCGGCGCTGATGTACCTGGTCGGTATCGACTTCAGCTCGCACGCGATCGACGCGGCCATTATCCCCACCGACCCCGACGCCGGCCTGCGACCACTCACACTCCGCCGCTTCGTCTTCACCAAACACGCAGACCAGGCCGGCCGGATCGTCCAAGCCGCCGCCGGCGCCCGCCAGTTGATCGGAGACGTCGACGGGCACCCCATCTCCAGCACGTGGGTCGAAGAGCCGTATACGCACCGCTGGCCAGCAGCTCGAGCGCTCCTGCCGATCTACGGCGCGATCATCGCCGCCACCGGCTTCCCCCAAACCCGCCGCTCGGCGACCGGGATCACCGCACAAGACTGGCGCCAGACGCTCCACATGCCAGCCCGCGCATCCAAGGAAGAGGCGATCCAGCGGGCGCGTGACTGGATCCTGACCTTCGCGCAGCCGGAGCTCGCATTCAACCTCTCCGAGCACGCCGCCGAAGCGCTCCTGATCGCGCTCGCCGGGCGCCACCTCACCTGGCAACACCACGCAGGGACAGCCGCATGAGCGAGCCGTACATCACGATCCCGAACTGGAAGCGCTTCCAGCACTACAAGGACGGACGCGCGCCCAGCTGGATCAAGACGTACCTCGAACTGCTCTCCACCGACGAGTACCTCGACCTCTCCGCCGGCGATCGAGGTGTCCTGCACGGTGCCTGGATCCTGGCGGCAACTGACCGCAACAACGCCGAAAAGGAGGTCGCAGCTGTCTCGTTGCGTCGCTGTCGCAGTTCACTTCGCCTACGCGCAAATATCCTCATGCCTGCGCTCGAACGGCTCAACCGAGCCGGATGGATCGGATTATCTCTAGAGCATCCGTACCAAAACTCTAGAGCTGGTCTAGAGGATCCGAGGACCTCGCGCGCTCGCGAGAGCAGAACAGAAACAGAAGAACCTTCTGTACTCCAAGGTCAGTCAGAAAACCCGGAAGGTGGTAGCGCCAACTCGAACGGCACACACCCCGGCGAACCCCCTGACCATGAACACCAACCCGACGAGCTCCACCCCATCAACGTCGCCGGCGCGCTCGTACCCAAGCGCGACCACCTGACCAGCCTCACCGGCGAACTCGGCACAGCAGTCGACCAGCTCCTGCACCTCTGCCACGACCGCGACGCCGGCACGCCCAAGGTGATCGACAAACTCGCCGCGCCCCTCAACCCCGCCGAGGTCTACGACGCCATCCAAGCCGTCAAGGCCAAGAGCCCAGCCTCACCGACCCGCTACGCCGTCCGCGTCCTCCAAGCCCGCCAGGCCGTCACATGAACCGCGACCACGAACTCACCATCCTGTGGCGAGACGGCGGCCGCGACCGAGACGGCAACGTGTTCCGCGGCTGCTACCAACGCCGCCAAGACGGACTGCTCTACCACACCGACACCGGCCAGCCCTGCGCAGCACCGCTCGCCGTACCCGAACAGCAACTCCCGCCGCTCCCCGACGGCACCAGACCCGCGCCGTCCGAGCAGATCGTCGGTGTCGAGCAGGCCAAGACCTGGTCGCCGCCGCCGTGGGTCGCAGCTCGCCGAGCTCGCGAAGCCCGGCGAGACGAGGCCCTGCGCCTCGCCGAATCCCAGATCGCCAGCGAAGCCGAGGCCGCCGGCGCGCCCACCGTCGACGAGTTCACCACCGCATGACCGACGCCATCATCAACGCCATTCTGCCGACGCACGACAACCAGCCACGCTGGATGCGCCAACCGAAAGGCCAGCGCTACCCCTATGCAGCAGGCAGACCATGCGAGCGCTGTGGCGGCGAGCTTTCCCGGTACAACCCCGGCCCCGAGTGCTGGCACTGCGAGACCCCCCAGATCGACGCGGAGCCCGTCACCCATACCAGCGAGGCAGCAGCGTGACCCGGCGCCAGCTCCTAGCCGCCTGCCCGGTCTACGACCGCACGAGCGCCGAGATCGTCCAGCTGCTCGTCCGCGGCGGCCGCCACGAAGCAGCGCTCGCACCGCCACGCGCGCTCTTCGCCGGCTACATGGCGCAAGCCGCGCAGCGAGCCGAACACCGCCACGCGGTCAAGCCCGGGCAGGAGATCGTCATGGGGCTTCGAGCATGAACCGCCTCTGGCTCGTCCGACTGCACCAGACCGCCAACGTCGTCGCCATCGTCCACGGCCGCGATCGCGAGTTCGCAAAGGAGAACGCGCGCGACTGGCTCGGCGGCGACCCCGACCAGTACGTCGTCACGCCGCTCACCAACGAGGGCGATCGCATAGCAGTGTCCTTCCCGCTCGGAGGCTGGACAGCGTGACCGACTGGCTCGAGGCGCCCGCCTGGTTCCGCGAAACCGCCGAGCACGTCTGCACACCCGACGAGCTCGCCGTCGTCAAACACCGCTGGGCCGGCTACTCCTGGCGCCGCGTAAGCGAAGCCCTCAACGACACGCCGATCTCGACCCTTCGTGCTCGCCAAGACTCAGCGCTACGCAAGATCCGAAGGAGCAGGTGTGAGTCCTCAACCCCCTCACGAGACCCTGCGCATGGTCTATGGAGAACTCAGCGACCGGGAGAAGCGGATCGCATCCTTCGCCTTCATCCTGGGGTCATTCGAACTCGCGATCAACCTCTCGGCACCCGAAGAGATCGAACAGTTCGCAGCCGAGTTCAACGACCTCGCCAAAGGCAAAGTCACCCAACTACGAGCCGTCAGATGAGAATCGAGATCTTCGCCCACAAGGTGACCGAGATCCTGCTCGCCGATGGCTGGCACGAGATCGCAGACTTCAAGGTCGAGTCCTATGTGATCGTCTCGCCTGACAGGGTCATCGGCGCATCATCCGATGGCACCGGATTCACCTGCCGAGATGCCGACGGATACATCCACGGCCCGCTGACATCCATCCTCGCCCTCCGAACCACCGCCTAGGCCCGAGAGGAGCATTCGTGCACCTACCAAACCAGCAGCGAGCCCTGCGCACCGTCCAGGCCGCGATCATCGAAGTCACCAACCTACAGATCGACGTCGAGGGGTCAGTCCACACCCTCATCATCGGCGCCGTCGGCGAAGGCGAGAAGCTCCTCGGCCAGGTCGACCAGATCCGCATCCCGATGGACGCCCTCTTCGCAGCGAACTTCCGCAAGCAGTGGCAAGAACTCGCCGACCGCCACGCAGCCCGCGACAACGGCGCAGGCAGCAGCCCAGTGCGCCTCACGCCGATCGACCCGGACACCGCTGGATGATGGCATGGCTCGACCTCCCCGAAACCGTCCGCCGACCACTCGAAACCGTCTGCACCCCAGGGGAACTCGAAGCCGTGAAACTCGCCGCCGCCGGCCTCAACGACCGCGAGATCGCCGACCGACAACGCATCACCCCACAAGCCGTGCGGAAACGCATCGACCGCGCCTACCACAAAGCCAAGCGCCACCCCGACTGGAGGCTCCCAGCATGAGCGAAACCCATCACCTCCTGCACCGCTTCCGGACCCTCGAACTCCGAAGCCAGATCAACCAGCACATCGCCGCCGGCGTCCTCGAAGACGAGACACGCGACCACCCACTCCGCCCAGGCGCACTGCCGGGCGACCCCGCCAGCCTCAGGGGAATCCCTGTAACCGGCGTCCCACGCGGCCTAGGCGGAGCGATCCGCGGCACGAGGCCAGACCAACACACCTGGGACGTCGGCAAGGAGGTGACCGCCTAACCCACACACCGTCCAAGCCCTGCCCACATGGGCAGAGCGTGCCACGCCCGGCCGGCGCCCAAGGCGCAACCAAGAGGCCGACCGGGCATGACCACGGAGGTTTCAACCGTGCCGAAAAGAATCCTGCCCACCGATAGGATCACGACCAATGCCAGTCACACGCCGACTCAAAGCCGCCTACTTCGCCATCGCGGCCATCACCATCTACGTCGTACTCGCACTGCCATCACCACACTGGCAGCCCTGGCGCTAACGCTCGCAGCACTCACAGCAGGCGTCGCCACAGCCCACGCGAACACCTGCAGTGGGTTCTCTGCCCACTTCCCGACCCTCGGATTCGACAACTCGACCAACTGGATAGTGTGGGATCAAGGCGGCCCACCCGCCACAGCCAGCGTCACCTGCACCGGCCGCTTCTGGGTCACCAGCGAGTTCGAGTTCGAAAACAACGGCACTTGGCACACGCCGCCGGGGTCGCTCTGGTGCGGCGGGGCGGGTGGCTGTTTCCGCTACGTCACGCCGTCAACTAACTGCGGAGGCCCGAACGAACCTACTGGCAGCACCACATCGATCTTCGCGCTGCGCGACTGCTGGGGCACCAACGACGGCAGCGGCGGCGGCTACTGGGGCGCCGGCAACACCGCTCATTGGAGCCAAACCGGGATCAACGACTTCAACTCCGGTGATTCGCTCTGCACGCGGAACTGGCGCGTCGTTCAGCAGGTAGTCGACTACGCGACGGGCATCGTCCTGCAGACCCACAGCGAGGAGGATCCGGCCTTCTGCTAACAGCACCGCGGCCAGCCGGCTTGCGATCCAGCAGGCCGGCTGGCTACACTCCCAACCGGCCCAATCCGGTTGGGCCATGCACCGCCACAGGTATCACCACAGCCGGCCACCGAGCCGGCTTTTTCGTGGACCAGCACACACCCAAGACAGCCGCACAATGAGCCGGCGACTACGCCCATGCCTCGACTGCGGCCGCCCCAGCACAGGCACGCGCTGCCCCCAACACGACCGCAGCCACCTCTACAACCCCAACGACCCACACTGGCAACGCATACGCAAAGCCCGACTCGAACTCGACCAAGGCCAGTGTCAGCTCCGCCACCCCGGATGCACCGGCCGCGCGACCAGCGTCCACCTCGACCCAGCCCTCCAACGCGACCACTCCAAGGCCAACCTATGCAACACAATCAGCGCCTGCCACCACTGCCACGGAGTCGAAGACGCGCCACGAGCCCGCGGTAGGGGGGGCCTCGAAAATCTCTCGAACCACCCCACCCCAAAATGCCCCGCCGGGTCGGATTTTCCGGCTGCATTAGTTGGAGCCGCGGGCTGATGCGTGGCCGGCCGTTGAAGGCGCAGCCGCAGGATGGTGGTGCGCGGCGCCAGTTCGAGTTCACCGAGCTGGGTCGTGAGCCGGTGAAGGACGCGCCGACGCTTGGTCGGCGGCCTGGTGGTGGTCGGTGGTCGGCGGCGACGCGGGACTGGTTCGAGGTGTGGCGGCGATCGCC